CCGCGGCCTATGGCAAGACACAGACTAAACATCACTATGCAGGTATCCCCGCATTCCTTTCGCGCAATTAGTCACTCCCTTCCCGTGAAACTTGACGTTTCCTTGACTTTTCCTGGTGTAGACTGTAAATAGAGGCACCGTATGGTGCCATCCCAGCGCGGGGCGCATCCCTTACCGACGCGCGCACCGTGCAAAGGCGGGCAGATGATACGGCTCGCCGCCGCCGCGCACAGATACGTTTTCCGCCCGATGCGCTGGGAGATGACGTGAGGCAGGGCCGCTAGAGTGCGGTGTCCGGGGCCGTGCGGGGATCATGCCCCCGCCGCGTCACTGTGGCCGACGAGCGGCGGGAAGGTGCGAGTCCAACAAGATATCCCGGCAGCCGCGGGCCACAATCTGCGCCGAAAATCTACTGTATCGGGGAATGTCCGACGCAGAGGCACTCCAACCGCGAATGCGGGCAAGGTGCCGGATCGGACTAGGCGCATGGCTCTGAAACCGGGCACATCCCGGTAAGCAGGAGCCTTCCGGCGGCGCACGGCCTATGTGCGCAGTATGCCTCGTGACCTGCTTATACACCAATCGCGGGAGCGAGGCAGATCCGCCCTCACGTTCTACGGGATGTGAGGAGACCCCCCACGCTGCTTCGGTGGCGTGGTGCGGCGCTACAGGTGAAAGTCGGCTTCCTTCATGCCGTGCGCGCGGTAGCCGCGCCTAGCCTATAGCGTCCGCGCACGAAAGCGGGGCGGGCGGCGAGCGGACTCGGACTTGGACGTTCTAGCAGCGTCAACCGCCGCCGAAAAGGGAGCCGAGTTCCCGCTCCGCCGAGCGTGTGCGTGGCCTACGCCGCGCTGCGAGCCGGGCGCATTCCCGGCCCTCTCCTCAGGCGTGGGGGCGGCTATAGCGATGCGCTTTGAAGGTGCCGCCCCCCAGAGGGAGCTATGGCGAAGGCGAAGGCGGATAGCAACGGGCATTGGCGCAACCGCATTGTGGGCAGCGACGTGGTAGCCGCTGACCAGTTGCTCGCCAATCCGTATAACTGGCGCATACATCCTAAGCACCAGCAGGAAGCGTTGGCCGCATCACTGAACGGCGTCGGTTGGGTGCAGGAGATTGTCGTCAACCAGCGTAGCGGCCATGTCATAGACGGACATTTGCGGGCGGCACTGGCAATTAGCCGGGGCGAAATGGTGCCCGTCAAGTACGTTGACCTGAGTGACGATGAGGAGCGGCTCGTTCTGGCGACGCTCGACCCACTGGCGGCACTGGCGGCCACCGACCGCGACATGCTTGAGGACATTCTCTCCGGGCTGCGCGAGACGGAACTGGTACAGGACGATGAGGCGCTCGACAAGCTGTTGCACGAAGTGGCGGCGGGCGCGAATGTGGCGTATGGCGAGTACGCAGGACAGCCCGACCCCGGCCCGCAGATTGACCGCGCCGAAGAACTGCGCGAGAAGTGGCAGACGGAGCGCGGGCAGGTGTGGGAGATTCCGAGCGCGACGGTGCGGGGTAGGGCGCATCGGGTGATGTGCGGCGACAGCACCAGCGCGGCGGACGTGGCGCGGCTCATGGGAGGGGCAAACTACGCGCTGCTCGTCACTGACCCGCCCTATGGCGTTTCGTATGCGGCCAAAAACGAATTCCTGAATGCGGTTGCCAGGGGCAACCACATTCAGACGCCTATTGAGCATGACCACTCGACGCCAGAGGAAATGTCCGATTTCTGGCGACGCGCCTTTGCAACCGTTCGCGCCCATGCCCGTCCGGGGGCATCGTACTATGTGACCGGGCCACAAGGCGGAGACCTGCTGCTGCTGCTGCTGCTAGCCCTTCGCGAGAGCGGCTTTTCGCTGCGGCATATGCTCATTTGGGCGAAGAACAATCATGTGCTTGGGCGATCAGATTATAACTACAAGCATGAGCCGATTATTTACGGTTGGGTAGATGGGGCAGGGCACCATTTTTACGGTGACGCGGGTGAAACATCGCTGTGGGAGATTGACAAGCCGCAGCATTCCGACTTGCATCCAACCACTAAGCCCGTTGAGTTGTACGCACGGGCCATGCGAAACAGTAGCGCAGGCGGCGACGTAGTAGCGGATTACTTTGCGGGCAGTGGCACGGCATTTGTGGCTGGGGAGCAAGTGGGACGTGTAGTGTTCGGGATGGAACTGACTCCCGAATACACGGCAGTGACGCTCCAGCGCCTCGCGGACATGGGGCTAGAGCCGTATCGGGTTGACGAGGGCTGACGTGGGCCGACCGTCGAAGCTGACGCCAGAGGCGCAGCAGCGCATCGCGCAGGCGATAGAAGTGGGCGCGACCTACGAACTGGCGGCGCAGTATGGCGGCGTGCATTACGACACTTTCCGCCGTTGGATGGAGCGGGGCGAGCAGGCCAAGTCCGGCGCTTATTTCGAGTTTTACGAGGCTATAAAACAGGCCGAGGGCAAGGCCGCGATTAAGTGGCTGGCGCTCATTGACAAGGCAGCGGCGGAGACGTGGCAAGCGGCGGCTTGGAAGCTGGAGCGGCGCTACCCTGAGGACTACGGGCGCTCAGTCGTGCGCCAGGAGATCACCGGGCGCGACGGCGGGGCGGTGACGGCAGAGGTGCATCTTGACCTTAGCGGGTTGGACACAGAGCGACTACGCGCACTGGCGCAGGCTCTCGAAGACTAGCGTTCGTGGGCAGATACAGGCCGAACTCGCCCGACGCACCTTAACAGACTACAAGCGCCATGTCTGGAAACGCTATCAGCACGCGCCGCACCTGGACGCGCTAGACCGGCTGCTGGAACAGTGTAGCCTGCACGCGGCCACCGACGGGGAGAGAGGCATCGCCCATGCCATCGTCGAGATGCCGCCCCGTCACGGCAAGACTACCACTATCTCGCGTCTGTTCCCGACCTGGCATCTGGGCAAGTATCCGGAGCACCGCGTGATCCTGGCGAGCTATGGCGCGTCGTTGGCGGAGAAGAATAGCCGCTATGCCCGTAACGTGCTGATGATGCCTCGCTATCAGGCCGTGTTCCCTGGCGTGATGCTTGACCAAGCCAGTCGCGCCGCGAATGCCTGGGACTTGGCCGCGCCACACGAAGGTGGCCTGGATGCCATTGGGGTAGGGGGCGGCGTGACGGGCAAAGGCGGCAATATCATCATCGTGGATGACCCGGTGAAGTCGCGCGCCGAAGCGGAGTCGGAGACGTACCGCGAAAAAGTCTGGGACTGGTTCACAGACGACTTGTATACGCGGCGCGAGCCAGGCGCGGCGGTGATCGTGGTCATGACGCGCTGGCACCAGGACGATCTCGCAGGGCGGCTACTGAACCGGCAGCCCGGCGTCTGGACGCGGTTGCGGATGCCGGCGCTGGCCGAACCCGACGACGACCTGGAGCGTATCGAGGGCGCGGCATTGTGGCCTGACCGCTACCCGCTGCGCGAGTTGACTAACATCCGCGCCACGCTTGGCGAATACAGTTGGTCGGCGCTGTACCAGCAGCGACCCGTGCCGGCAGAGGGCGGGCTGTTCAAACGGGCGGCGTTCCATCTGATTCCGCGAGCGCCGGAAGTCGCGCGGGCCGTACGCTACTGGGACTTGGCGATGAGCGACCGCACCAGCGCGGACTACACGGTCGGCGTGCTGCTGGGGCAGACGGAGGCTGGGCGGCTGGTCGTGCTGGATGTGGCGCGGGCGCAACTGGACTGGTCATCAGTGCCGAGCTTCATGGCAGAGACGGCGCTACGTGACGGGCCGGACGTGGCGCTGGGCTTCGAAGAGAAGGGCTACATGAGCCGGGCCGGGCAGGAGTTGGCGCAGGATAGCCGTCTGCACAACTTCAGCATCTGGGGCTTTCCGAAGGACAAAGACAAACTGACGAACGCGCTCCCATTCGCCGCGCGGGTGGGACAGGGGCTTGTGGATATCGTTGAGGGGCACTGGGCCTGGGAGTTCATAGACGAGCTATGCAGCTTCCCGGCGGGTGAACATGACGACCAGGTAGACGCGGCGAGCGGGGCGTATGGGATGCTGGGGACGATTGCGGGGAGTGCGAGCCTAACGTATGCAGACGAATACACGATTGGGGCCGGTGATTTCTAGGGCGCGACGGGCGCTGATTGAGCGCATCGAGAAGACGCTCGACCCGCAAGCGCCCGCCTACATGGTGCGTGGGCCGGAGCGCATGATCGACGACGGATGTGATTACGACCGGGGCTATGACCCCAGGCCGGAGATCGTGAAGGCAGAGGACGCCGCGATGAGACGGCGCGGAAGGGGTAACAATGACGCAGAGTAAAAGCAATTATGGCGGCAATACCCGCATGGCGGTGGAGTTTACAGCGTCCATTCCCAGCGGATCGCCCACCAGCACGACGTTTGAATACCCATTCGGCCTGTTCGCCCTGGGAACGATCACGCCGTCAGGCACTATCCCGGCGGCGGCGGGCACGCATATCAGCATTCATGCCCAGGACATCTGGGGTGTGTGGCGCTCCGGCCTGTCGTACGAGAGCGGCTATGCCAACTGGTGCATTCTTTTCCCAACGGGCGGGGTGATGCATGACATGCCTCCGGCGTGGTTTGGCGTGGCGGGCAGCGCGCGCTTGGTGCTAACCAATGGCAGCGGGAGCGGCGTACCGGCGACGGGCTCGCAGGTGTTTTCGCTGAGCATGAAGGCGTGACGATGAGAACGCGGCTGGCAGTCTGGCGCGCCCGGATACGGGCACAGTGGCGCAAATGGCGCACGCCGCTGACGGCAACAGGGGCGGCGATCCCCGCGCCGGAGTACGTCATTCATGACGGCGTGGATTACAGCCAGCCCGCGCTACTGCCGTTCTGGGTCAAGGCGCATGGGGCGAAGGCGGTGGGCACGTTCCTGGAATCCACGCAGCGCCAGACGATGCGCTTCCAGTTTGACTCGCCATACCGCAGCGCGGCGTATGACGGGCCGATCACCATGCCGGTCGAAGATCCATTGGAAGAGTGGTCATTTGAAACGCGCAAGACGGTGCTGACTAACTGCCACGCGGCCTACCAGCGCAACCCGCTCGCAAAGCAAGCCGTCCAGATCACGCGGCAGTTCGCCGTCGGGCGCGGGCACGTCGTGACCTGCCGTAATCAGGATGTGCAGGCGGTCATTGATGAGTTCCGGGCCAATCCTGAGAACGCCGTTGAGGAGATGGACAAGGCGCTGCTCCAGGACTTGCAGGTAGACGGCGAGATATTCATCCGCAAGGTGGCGGATGGGAATGGCGGCGGCGTGATCGTGCCGCTCCCGCCCTGGCACATTGTGGAGATTGAAACTGATCCCGGCTTCTTCCGGCGCGTGCTGCGCTACCACTTGCAGTACACGACGGGCACGCAGAGCACGACCAGCGTGGGCGGGCAAATTGTAGACGAGTGGATCGACGCGGCGGAGGTGCTGCACGTTGCGGTCAACCGGCACAGCTACGAGTTGCGCGGGCGGCC